CAACGTTGCCCGGCTTGTACTTTCCTTTGGCTCGACAGCGTTCACACTCAAAGTGTTCAGCCTTACGCTTGCGGTCTCTGAGCTCGTCCCAAGCTCTGGTGTTATAGAACGGCGCAACATCGCCGCTGCGGATCAGCATTATGATCCATTCGGTGGTTACTTTTCGATTCGTCATAATAAAAAAAGGCAGTAAAGATATCCCTTTACTACCATTTTAGAATTAAAAGCGGGCAATATGTTGCCCTATTTTTCAATGCCGAGAAGCCAGTCGGAAGATACTCCGAGACCTACGGCGAGCTTTTTAAGCATAAACGCGGACGGCTGACTGCTGCCGGCCACATAGTATTTGATCATCCTGACTTTAATTCCGGTAAGCCGCGACACGTCGATCGGATATAGCTTACGGTCATTCATGATTTGATTGAGCCGCTTGGCCACAGTCAAATCCATTTTCTTATGTCCGCTCATAATCAGCACCTCTTTCTTGCGCGCGCCGATGGAGCCGAAACGGGCAGCGCCGCGTCGGCTTCGGTTGAGCTCCACCAGTCGCGGGCGTTCAATCTCAGAAACGAGAAGCTGAACACCGCACCGGTGATGTCGTTAATGCTGAAGCTGTCATTTTTAAGCCAGTAATAACCTTTTGGCGCGGACAGCTCTCCCCCACGCTCAAGCTTCTGATACTCGCGCTTGACGTGCTCTTTGACTGTGACAGTCGGTCGGCTGAGGTTGCGTGAGGTCTTGATGCGCTTGTGACCGGCGACATCTTTTGTGATGTACTTCGCAAGGTCCTCAAACGCGCCGTCAAGATAGAGCGGCTTGTTGAATATACCCTGCTTCCACTTCCAACATTTCTCGGCTATGGGTGCGATCTCTTTCTCAACAACAATGTGAAGATGCCAGTTGTCGCCCTTCTTGCCGGATTCACAAAATCCTATGTACTTGAATTCAAGCCCTGCTTTCTTAGCGTGATACTTGACGCGCTTAAAGAAATTCTGCACAACTTTTTCGAAATCCTGCTCGGTGAACTTTACGAACGGAGCAGAGAAACGGATCCATCTGTCACCCTCGGTGAAGTTACAGAGGAGCAGTCGCTTGACGTTCTGCTCTGATCTGACGCGGTTAGCCTTCTCTTGCTTGTCCGGAGTGAGCGCACGGTTTATTCCGCGGGCAACATTCTTTTTACCGCGCTGACGTATTGACTTGTAGAATTTAACCTCGAGCAGCGGACCGCTCTCAACAGTTGCCTTGTAGATGAACATAAGCCTAACCTTTTATTTTATATCTTTCCCGGTGTTTCGTCACTTAAATAATTACTATAGCAGGAGATAAAGGAGCTTGTCCGCTCCTTATAATATAGAAACCGTTTTATCATTTTTAATTCTTGTGGGGAATATTTGGGCGACGCCGCGTATAAGTGGAGAGTGAAATGTGTGTTTGAATAGTACTTGCGGCGCCGCCCGGATGTGTTATTATAATTGCGCTACTTAAACATAGATCTCATCCCCCTTCTCCCCTCGCCGCTCCGAGGTTATTTGCACGATTAAATATGTATTGGTTTATATCTGTGACACCTGAGCGGAAGTGTTACATTTTAATATTCGCCATATCTGCCGCTGAAAAATGCGCGTTCGGCTCTTGACATCATCTTTTTTGTTTTCGACATCTGCCAACCAATCAAGCTCTGACGGTGTGACCTGTGAGATCTCTTTTTGTGTTTGTTATACTGCTGCTTATTTTTCATTACTGATTCTCCTATTCCATCTGTTAAATAGCTTTTTCACTTGTTCTTTATAATCACGCGACCAATTACTTATGTAGTCTTCAATTTGTGCTCCACATCTAAATGTATCAACGCATCTAATAATATGGGGTTTTGTAGTATCTCTGTTTTCGCGATTAATGACAACAAACTCTGCCTTGCTCCCACAAAATGGGCAAGACTTCAAATCAACCATTAGAGGATGTGCTGTTTTAAAAAACCTCTCGTCAATCAGCCTGTCGTGAGGTGTGGGAATTTCAGTGATGGGATAACGCTGAATGTTGTGACCGTTATCGTATGCGCTTGCAAACTCCGTATCTATAACCAATTCAACGGTATTATCAGGATGTACAAGAACAATGCAACGATATGCGGTGTCTTTTTCTCCGTTAACGGCTGAATGATGTGGTAGCTTCATACCCTCAATCATTAAACTCACTTTAATAACCTCCGTTAAATTCTAATAGCCACTTTTTTAGTTCAACGTGTGCTTTGGCAAAGCAAAGCTCCATATCACTGTCATACTCACTTACGATAACAACATCGTTCCTGTTATGCGCCGCCCTCGGATAATCCTCAGCTGCACCCTTCTTATAGATGTATATAGTCCAGTCGGTCATTTTACTGTAAGTTATTTCAACGTGAATCGGGAATCGTTGTTTTAATTGATCAACAAAAATCAGAAAATCATGCACTATCATCACCTCCCAAAAGCCATTTGATAAAGCTGATCGTAGACTTGCTTTAAGTATTCAATATCGCTGATCCGTATGCTATGCGTTACCGTTTTTTGACCTCGGCGACGGATGGTGACCGTGACTTTGCCGTTGATCTTGCCCATCGTAACATACGGATCGCGGGCTTTGTCGGAGAAGTACGCCGATACGATCGACCTCATACTCAAATATGTTCTGATCGCGCCGGAAGGTATATAAGCCATTGATATTTCACCTCATATTATTTTTAGTAGATTTTCTTTTAGTTCATCACAGCTATCAATAACAATACGAGTTAATCGATCGGTTCGACTTGCTCTGAACCACTTCTGTTTGAATTCGCGTGTAGCTTTGCGATATGATTCCTCACTTGTATCACTGGATTGCCACCACTCCAAAGCGCGAAGCAGATCAGTTAAATCTTTCATCATATCATCAAGCTCGGGATCCTGCATATCTCCAATATAGGTTTCTTTGATTTGTGCATACAAATAACCGTATGATCCACCGCTCATTAAACCTCACACTCCTTCAATATTTGATCAAACCACTGCATCTTAGCACCGCATTGAGGGCAGAATTTAAAATTGAGCGATCCCCACGAGCCACAATTCGAGCACGTCCAGAAAGTGCTTTTACTGCTCATTCCCCTTGCGATACCGAGTTTAACAAATTGGCTCATAACGTCCTCATTTGGTCTATTCTCTACCCATATCGCATTTGTTTTTCCTGTAATGGATGATTGCGACTCAAAGAAGTCACACATTATAGGTTCTGTATCTGAATGTGTATCTACAATTTCATTTGCTGCCTTAACTCCTTTGCAAGCACCAAAATGAAAACAATCTATGCACTTAACCATCATTCGCTCACTTCCTCCTCGTTCGCTGTTGTCTTATACACCCCACGTTTGAGGTAGTAGGTAACATTACCTTCGCCGTCCGTGCCGGACCCTGTCACGATCCATCGCCGTCCTTGATATGTGACGTGCTGATCAACTTTGAATTTCATTTATCATCACCGCCTAACAAATCGGGATTGTCGTGGATGTTGCCGATAACTTCATAAGCGTAATTTTTTTGTAGCACGTAATTTGAATATTGAGGCTGTGTTATAACAACAAAACCGCATATGTCTGTTTTAAAATATTCGACTATCCCTTTGGCCGGCTTTCCAGATAAAGGAACAACAATAATATCCCCTTCAAAAATCTTCTTGCCGTTCTTATCGATCAAGCCTGTGAATTGTCCGACGGTTGGGGGATTAACAGAAAATTTATAACTCTTGCCGTTGTCAATCCCAGTTTTTGAGCTGACATAGCACTCGGTTCCTATTAACCGCTCTGTTACAATTAAATTTCCATAAGTCCATTCTCCATTATCAATCCGCTTCCCACGGAATAAAATCTCTCTCATTTATATCTCCTTTCACGTATTGGACATTCTTTAGTTTGTTTGAAATTCGTCCAACTAATCGGCAACCATCTGAATCTCGGCCAATCATCATATAATTCCTGCGTCAACTGCGCTCGATAACAGCTTTTCGGGCATTTGCTCTTTTTATAATCGGAGCAATGAGTTGCGTCGTGGTTCATTCATCATCACCCTTTCCCGCTATGTTCATAATCGCCATAACGGCGACGCCGATAAATCCGCCGAACAATAAGCCGGCTATAAACTCAGCCATAGCGCCCTACCTCTCTATAAACTCTTTGAGGAAATTTACAACGACCTGTTTAAGCTTGTCCGCCTTGTCGGGATCTGATTCCTTTATTTTATTGAGCGAGGCTGAAAAGCTCTCAAGCTGTTTCTGTGCCTCGGTAAAATATAGGCTCGCCTTTACAAGATCAGCGTCGGCGTTCTTATCGAGCCTTGCCGCCATTTGCTCAGCCTTCTTCAAGGCATCCGCCTTTTCCTGCTCGGCGCTTTTGATTTTTTCCTCAAACTCCGCTTTAGCTTCTTCGATCGCCGCTGTTCGGGCTTCGGCCACCGCCTTTTGCTTTTCGTCGGCGGCCTTTTTCTGCGCCTTATCCTTTGCCGTCAAGCGTTGTAAATTCGCAATCACCGTTTAACAAAGGAAGAACGTCCGCTTGTATGTGCCATTCAGGATGTCCACCGCTCGGCTCGATAATGTCACACAAAAACGCCCGGTGTCCGCGCTTTCTGAACTCAGTGCAAACTCGCTGACTTTCTTCACACGCAATTAATATATTCATAGACAAGCTCCTTTCAAATACTCAGGTTCGCCGAATAATGATAATTGGTTCGGGTCGTCGCCGACCCACCACATCATAACTTCGCCTGCATTTTTCCATACTGTCGGAAGTCCAGCTTTTCGTCGTTCAATCACCATACGGTCAAAAGCTCGTAGGTAATTATCGCGATATTTGGGGTATTTAATTAAATCGGCTATCATTCCTTTACGACCTTGTATAGGACAGACTATGCAACCTACGCGAGTTTTTCCACACGGACAAAAAGCGCAGCCTACAACCTTGACTCCATATAGCGGATTTACCTCCACTCGATAATGGTACAGAAATTCCCATACATCTTTATCGCTCCAATCAACAATTGGGTTTACCATAACCGATGTTGTTCTGTAACAATGATCTACAAATGCTCTGCTTTCTGCGTTATCGTGATTCAAAACCATACCGCCTTTGCCATTTTTCACATAGTCTAATCCAGCTTCCTCAGCGAGTTTTTGCATTGTTTTTTCTTTGCCAATAATCGTTACAAGCCCTTGATTATTTTTACGGTTCGCACTTTCCGCCCATCGAACGCCGGTTATTTTCTTACGGAATCGTCCACCTCGCTCTTTAAGCTCCGAGCAACAATACCGAACAATCCGTGTCGGTGGCATACGCTTTTCAACAATCAACTGCCACATTGTTTTTGCCGGTGTATCAATCCTGATGTCAGGCTGTTTGCGAACGTGGTGTACTGTCTCCGGCGCGTCAACCGTTGTGAGATTATGAACACCCTCGTAATTAACCCCTGCAAGTTTGGCAAGCGTGAGAATAACATCGCTGTCCTTACCACCGCTGTAACACAAATAATATGGCTCTGTTTTGGGCTCGAACATTTTTAGATAATTTATCGCCCTTTGTTCTTTTTCAATGTTCATGTCGTTTTATCTTTCTTTAACGTACATTTTTTCCATACTGTCAGCGATGCCTTTTAATTTATCCTTCTTAACGGGGATCGCGCGGCGGGCTTTGTCTCTGAACCCGTCAACGTCGAGCTCCTTGAAGATCTCGGCAATTCCATCCTCGCACGTTGCGGCGTAGAAACGCTCGAGGAGCTTTGCGTAAGGAACATTGTCGCCGAGCTTTTCTATGTATTCATCAATGTGCTTTGCCGCTGCCTGCATCGAATGAGCCTTGAACATCTTATCGTCGCATTTCCGCTGAAAGAGTTTGAGATAAATGTCCTCTTTCGTGAGCAGGTCAATTATCTCCATTGACAGCACAAGCACTTGCTCGCAATCAACCTCATCAGCGGCCAACGTCTTTGTGAGCTCGGTGCGCTTTGCGCTGTATTTATGAGTTCGATCGACCCAGTCATCATACATTTTTTCAAAAAACATCGTCCGGGTTTTAAATTTCTCATAGTAGCTCAGAATGTGATATTTAAATCCCGCACATGCCTCTCGGCTGATCGTTCCGATCTTCGCAAGGCTGTAACTTGACGCGAGCGTCAGCACTGCCCACATATCGAAGATATTCAATCCGCTGATCTTGAGCGGTTCGACCTCACCGTTGATGAAATCCCGCGCTTTTTGGTCAAGATCATCTATCTTCTCAGCTCTCATCCGCGGGATCCTCCGAATGTGAGTACAACGGTGTGACGGCTTCCGGGCTTCCGACTATGCTGTTGACTATAAGAGCGTCTGCGATTTCTCCGGCTTTTTCCGGAATTGCGCCGAAAAAAGCAAAAGCAGTTATATGCCGCTGAAATCAATTTGACCCCGATCGTTGGCGTAGGATCCATATAATGAAAGGCGCCGGCGGCGCGTGTGCACCTCGTTCTTCCTATGTTGCCCTTGATCTCGATAACCTCGCCGTTGCGGTCAAAGTAAACCGTCGCCTTTGATCTTACCTTGAAAATCCTTTTGATAATGTTCATTTTTAATACCTCCAAAAATGTGATAATTCACTGTCGGGCAGTTCCCGGCAGCTTTTTGTTGTGTAATGATTGCAGCCCTTGACCGGGCAGCCTCGGCTTTTGCCTGTGTCTAAAACATAAAAGCAACCGCCGTGATTGTCTTTTCCGTGATACAGCTTGCGATGGCCGCAGCGCTTACCGTTTCTTATGCACTTCATCCCGCGGCAGCGTTCATCTGCGCCATAAGGCTGACATCAACGCCCGCGGCGTACATCTTTAGCCGCTGGACGGGTATGTTGTAGCTCCACACGCCTTTGGCACCCTGAGCTGCCGAACCGATTGGCAAACGGCCCTGCTGTAAGCCGTTGTAAATGAATGTGAGCGCGACGCCGAGAAACTCGGCGGCGACTTTAGGCGGTACGCTAATGTATTCCTCGCCTGTTTTCGGGTTTATAAGTAGATTATTATTCATAAATAACACCTCGCTTATATTCCCGGGCTCCGCGCCTGCCCGGGAATACGGCTTATATAATTTAGACTTTGAATTGGGGTAAAATATGAAAAAAGGAATTGTATTCAGAGAAATGTCAGTCAAGCGCCCCGCTTGCGTATATAGTCAACCCGCGCGGTAGGTTATGAGGCTTATTCTACGAGTTTCCTTAACTCATCTTCAATTTGGCTTTTATAACACCAATAACGGATCTGCGACCAGTCAAATGAAGTCATAGTAGGAAAATATTCATGTCTTGTTATTTTTAAATTGACATCATTTCTTATTTCGTCAATATCTTCGATAATGCCGCTGCATACAACTTTTGAACCGCAATTAATTCCTTTTTGAATTTTACCGCGGTCATCAACAAATAAAATATCCGTATCAAGTTCTGGTTTATATAAGTCGGCACCCTGCCACATTATTGTTGTTATAATCACGCTTCAACCTCTTTCTTATTGTCTTGCTTTTCTCCCCGCGCGGTAGGTCATGAGGCTTATTCTACAAACTTATCTTCGATCTGGTTTGTGTAGCACCAATAACGGATTTGCGACCATTCATATATAGTCAAAACGGCTTCAAATTCGATTTTACGGGTTTCAATGGTGTCACTGACTGTAGTTTCAGTAGACATTTCGGTAATGCCGCTGCTTATAACTTTATCACCGGTATAAATACCACGGTGAGCGTTCCCGCAATCATCAATGAAAAGGATTGACGCTTCCGGATGGGGTTTATACGACCCCGGATCTTGCCATACTATTTCTGTAGTAATCACAATTCTACCTCACTTTCATTGTCTTGCTTTTCTCCCCGCGCGGTAGGTTATGAGGCTTAGTCTACAAGCTCAATGAATTGACTGGATAACTTATTAGTCAACTCTTCAAATGATGAATACGGGGAAAAAGCCCCTGGCTCTACTATACTGGGAAGATCTGTTTTCATTCGTCCGTTTTTCACTTCATAGATCCTGCCTTTTGTGAATTCATTTGTCCGCGCGTCAATGCAAACCACCTTGCCGCTGTATAGCCGCATATTTTCAGGTTCATAATTTGCGCTTCTATCACCATTTGCCAAGCTTAAAAACTTCGCAAGGAAAATATGAAATTCGTTTGATGCTATAAAATCTATATACTGAATAATCGGAATTGAAACACAAATCATATGATATTCGGGTTTATATCCAGGTTCGAAAAAATCTTCCTTTCGCTTTAGTTCTATATCAAGCGAATTATTATAGCAACAGTATTTGAGAAAATCTTTATACTGTATCGTTTTCACTAATCTAAAATATAGTTCGTTACATATTTCAAAAACAAAATCAATACGGTATTTATTGATTGATAAGGAGAACGAATATATACTCTTTATTCCGTCCAACATCAGCTTTTTGGGCGGTTTGGACATCGGCGGCTTATAGTTCGGATTTGGATTTGAATTCAAATGATATCACCTCTTTTTGGTTTTGTAGTTATTAATAAAATCATATCAAGTGTTCAACATGATACTCTTTATTAGTCGCTGTGTCAGTTAATGTAAAGCAGAAAATAACATCGTCAAAATCAGATGAAGATTTACTGTTTTCACTCTGAAGAACCCTTTTGTTACATAATTTGGCGTACACATCTTCTGCATCGTAGATGTTCTTAAAGCCCCTGAGCTTAACAAGGATTTCACCATCTACATTTTTTAAATTTAAGTCATACATTATTTACACCTCAGTTGATATGAGTATTAATCTTTATAATCCGGTGCGAACGGTATCCACATTTTAGGATTGTAATTGATTTCATAATGATACTTACTTACTTCACTTCCGGAAATGTCCTCAACGGTATATGTAACATTATCCGACAGCCCTATAAAGTGTTTTTTATATTCGCCTTCCTCAACTTCGACAATGATCTCTAATTGATTATCTGCGCGATCTGCATTGACGTTCATACGCCCTTCAATCTCAAAAAGAGTATCGCCTTTTATGCAATTAATGACGGTAACACGACGGTATACGTTGAAGTTCTCGGCTTCCTCTGTAATGTTGTAATCAACTTTATAAGATTCGTTGTTGCAACCGCAACCGCTAAAAAACGGAGCAATGCAAATAACTGTCAGAATGACAGCGATTGAAATAATTGCTTTTATTCTTTTTTTCATGTTTTTCTCCTATGCTGTTTTTTCTGATGTTCGGTTATGTTGTTTGTCTTGCTTTTCTCCCCTCCCAGTGCTACAATGAACACAGAGAGGAGGTGAACAACTTGGACACAATTACTGTAAAGGTTTCTGATTTGTATGAGCAGGTTAAGCTTATGATGCAGGATAAAATGGACGTTGTGGAAATCTCAATATTGGAAGCAGATGAAGATTTCCCCGAAATCGGTGCTTCAATAAGCTTATCTGCTCGGAAAGAAACAGATGGTTACGACACTGATTATGATGACGTATACTCGGTTTGATAAATTACGGCGCTTGGTTTGCATTCGACTGCGAATCAAGCGTTATTTTATATTTGATTTTGCTGTTGAGACTGTCATTGTTAAACTTCCGGATTTTAGATATGACCGCGTCACGGATTTCTTCAAACTCGGATTGTCTGGTTATCCCACTGAGAAGAATTGTCATATTAACATTTTTTTCATTAAATCCGACACTTTGACGATTATTGGTTTTTTTATTCCCGGTCAACTTCATCACCTCGCTTATATCCCCGTTTGCTCGGGCTGTTTTTTTGCCGCTGTTTGGTTGTGCTGTATGTCTTGCTTTTCTCCCCTCGCGGTGCTACAATGAACACAAGAGAGGAGGTGGAAGAAAATGAAAAGAAAAAACAACTGCAATCCTGAACTTGATGATTATGAACGTTCCAAAAAAGCGGTCGCAAAATCAATTCAAAAATATACCCGTTATTACAATCGAAAAGTCGATCCGTTATCCGAAAGGCTGAAAGAAACTATAGATGCTTTACAAAAAGACTTTGAAGAAAATTACAGACAATCCTTTTTTGAAGCGTCAAGCCAACTTGAAAAAATAATAAAGAAACTACCGCAAGACGATATTATTCAACTCTTTCAGAATTCCATAAAAGAAATCGATTTTGACTTGCTATCATCTGAATACAACGAAACTGCTATCGGTGAAATAGAAGTAGACCTTGATGATCTCCAGTTATCCAATATCGAAAATCTGAACATCGACATCAACGAGTATTGTGACGAAACTAAATCATCAAAAAACAAAAAGTTTTTCACTTCCGACAAAGCTGTCGAATTAATCGGATTACTATTAGCCCTTATTAGTTTTATTTTTCAAATCCTTCCAAACAAGGAAGAAGAAAAGCAAACCGAGCTGCTTCAAGAGGAAGTTTCTCTCTTAAAAGAAATGTACGCCAATAGCCAAGAAACCGTTGATTTGCTCAAAGCCAAATTAGAACAAACTACTCCCGACGAAGCAACTCATTGATTTTATTTTCTAAATGCTTGATTCTTTCATTAAGCTTTGAAAATATAAAACCGCAAATACAAAAGCCAATACCGGTTAATAATATGACTAAACTCAATAGAAACTGTTGCAATGATCTTCTCTCCTTCCGCTCGAAATAATTCGGGCGGTTTTTTTATGCCGGTTTTTTCTGTTACTGTTCGGTTGTGCGGTCTATATCAAACCGCCACTTTCGGATTTCTGGTTCTGCCAAGTAAATAATCTATTGAACACTGGAATGTATCAGCTAACTTCGTAAGAACCGCAATAGGAATATTTCCTTTGGTCAACCAGTTGTAATAGGTCTTTCTTTCAATCCCCAACATCTCAGAAATATCTGTTTGCGACATTCCTAATCGAGACCTCTCGGCTTCAATATTAGGGTATAAAATCTGTGCTTTCATAGTCTCACCTCACTTGTTACGCATATTGCGTATTTATTGACTTTATTATATACGCGTTTCGCGTATTTGTCAACGAGAATTATGCACAAAGAGTATTAATGATATTTGTGCAATTACACTAAATGTGTATTTTTTTGAATAAACTATTGACTTAATTACTCAATTTGTGTATTATCATTATAAGGCGGTGATTAAATGTTTGAAGATAGATTAAAAAAATTGCGAGAATCTAAAGGCTTGAATATGAAGCAAGCTGCAAAAGAATTAAATATACAATACACTACTTATGTCGGTTATGAAAAAAATGATCGGGAGCCAAATTCTGAAACGTTAATAATTCTGGCTGACTTCTTCGATTGTTCTGTCGACTATCTTGTAGGTCGTACCAATCAAATTAAAACCAATGATTTTGGTTTTTCAATAAACGACCACGAAAAAGAGGTTATTATCGCCTACCGTCAACAGCCGAGCTTACAAATCGGCGTTGATCGTATGCTGGGCGTTGAGCCTGTTTCAGAACAAAAAGAAAAACGCGCCTAAAACAGACGCGCTGATAAAATAATATATTATGATTTTACGAAATGAGGATATTTAACTATGAAGTGTCAAAAATGCGGCTCAGAACTTAGAGACAGCGCAAAATTCTGTGACAACTGCGGCGCCGCTGTACAGGAAATTAATGAAAAGCTAAACGAAGATGATCATAAAAAGGACGCAAACAATAAAGCCTTTAACAAAAATGCTATTTCAATCTTTGTTATTTTTGCGGCTGCCATTATCATAGTTGCCGTTGCTATTGGAGTAAATAAATGCTCCGTACAGGAACCGCCTGACAGCAAATACCCTAAAACTTACACCAAAGAACTAAACGATTCATCATCTGAATATGAAAAGCCGACATATAAATACCTATATGAAGATATAACATATGAAAGCGATTTTACAACAGAAAAAGTCACCGAGCCGCCGACCGAAAAAGAGACGGAACCTAAAACAGAAAAGCCTCAGATTATTAATAACACTTCTGCAAACGGCTTTTGGGCGGAAGGCAACGGCGATTATGTTGCCAAAGGATTGAATGTAAGCGGCGGATATGCTGTTCTTCACGTTGAAAACTATAATTCAAAAGGTCATTTTTCCGTTATAACATATAAAAACGATGATTACCAAGATTTGTTAGTTAATACTTCAGAATCATACTCCGGTGATGTTCTTGTAGTCGGTTCCGGAGAATACGAACTGAAAATCACAGCAAAAGGCGCATGGAAAATCACTTCCCGCGGTTTAGATATTGATGATACAACATCTTTTTCCGGTACCGGAGATGCAGTTACAGGGATAACCTCTCACGGTGGCGGAAATTGGGAAATAACAAACAATGGAAAAGGTCATTTTTCAGTTATTGAATATAGTTTGAGCAACGGATATTTATCTTTGTTAGCCAACACCAGCGGAGATTACAGCGGTGTCGATAAGGCTGATAAAGGCGATGATATCTTCTTTAAGGTAACATCACAAGGATCTTGGACGATTAAAAAACAATAATAAAATAACGCCCTCGGCGCTACCAACACCGAGGACGATCACCAAATTATCATTGAGGATAGTAGAATATCATGGATAAAATAAAGGAATAAATAAATCGCTTAAGGATTCAAAAGTAATAGTTGAACAAATAACAGAATTTGATATTGAGTGTAATAACATTATTGATATTATAGCGTAAGATTTTTTATGAGGAGAAATCATTTATGAAGTGTCAAAAATGCGGTTCAGAATTAAGAAACGGCGCAAAGTTCTGTGACAACTGCGGCGCCGCTGTAATGTTAAAGAAACAATGCCCTAAATGCGGCAGGATCATTGACAGTAACGCGATCTACTGTCCTTTCTGTAATTCTTCTATTTTGGAAAAGGAAGCGCCAAAGTCAAGGCTCGCCGACGTTGAAGGGCTGAAAAACGATTTCATCAAATGCCCTAAATGCGGCAACGAATACAAAGCCACCGCTCCCTACTGCCCTACTTGCGGAGAAAAAACATCAACCGCACCGCAAACACCGCCGAAAACAAACGCAGCACAAAGCTCTGATGAACACCTTAAGAATTATATAGAATATAAAGCCTGCCCGAAATGCTTTGAAAAGAACGACATCAAAGCGGACTATTGCCAGTTCTGCGGAACGAATCTTGCAAATGTACCGGTCACTACCAAAGAAAAAAAGGCAAACATCCGAATAATTCTTACTATTTCAATCATTATTGTAATTGTGTTTATTTTAATTGTTGTGATGGTTAATATGAGTAACAAAAATGACAATACAGACTTTACTCCTACAAAAAGCTATTCCTCAATATTGGAAGAGCCAACAACAAAGCTCTATGATCAGCCAACTACAATAGAGACCGAGCCGCCCACAACAGAAAAACCGACCGAACCACTGACAGAGAAAAAGACGGAACCAGAATCAAAGGTTGACAGCGTTCCGCTGGAATACAGAAACGCGCTTGAAAAAGCTCAGCAATATAATAAATTATCTCATATGTCAAAAAAGGGATTATATGATCAGTTAACCTCCGAATACGGCGAGCAGTTCCCGCCCGAGGCAGCTCAATATGCAATAGATAACATAGATGCAGATTGGAAAGAAAACGCTGCCATTAAAGCGCAGCAGTATATAGATTTGTCGCATATGTCAAAAAAAGAGCTTTACGATCAGTTAACATCCGAATACGGCGAGCAGTTCACACCCGAAGAAGCTCAATACGCTGTTGATAAGGTTTATAATTAAAATATAAAAAACCGCCCTCGGCGCTACCAACACCGGGGACGGTTCCACCACACGCAAGGCGTATAGTGTGATGCATTCAACTGCAAAACTATTGTACCACACTTCCCTTGTGTTTTCAAGATAATTCTCGAATTCACAGGGGATTTTTGCGCCCTTTTTCAGAAAGGAGCGAGGAATGAAGAAGTGCATAAACCGCCGATGCAACTCCGCGCTTGAGGATAACTTCATCTTTTGCCCGTTTTGCGGTAAATCTCAGGTCGAAAAACAACGAAAAAAGCAACGGCGCTCAAACGGCTGCGGCTGTATCTATTATCGAAAAGACATCAAAAATAAGCCGTGGTCGGCATATTCGACCGTACTCGGCTACCGTGAGCATCTCGGGAGCTTCGCGACAAAGCAGGAAGCCGAGAACGCTCTGATTGCTTATCAGCTCGCGCCCTCAAAGTTCTATAATGTGAGCCTTGCCGAGCTCCACGATAAGTGGAAGAGCTCTAAAGCGTATGAGCGGTTAAGCGATTCCTCAAAATCGGGATATAAAACAGCTTGGAACAAACTCGCGCCGTTGCACAAATCGAAGTTCAAGGATCTCCGATCGCAGGATTTTCAAACTATCGTTGACTACTATGAGGAAGAACATCACGAGCGCGGCGCAAACGGCGAGCTGAAATATATCAACGAAAAGGGCAAGGTCACAATGACCGTAACAAGTAAACCGAAAATGTGCAGCGGACTAAAATATTCCGCGCTGAATAACATCAAGTGTCTCGCAAGCCACCTTTATCAATTCGCTATGCGCGACGACATCGTCAATAAGAACTACGCTGAGTTTATCGAGCTCCCCGATAAGGAAGAAACCAACGCGACAGCGTTCACCGACACCCAGCTTGAGCATATCCGTCAAAATGTCGGGAAGATACCATATTGTGATTATGTGTATGCGCTTTGCTATCTGAATTTTCGCGTGACTGAATTTCTGACATTGACCCGCGACAGCTTCAAAAAAGAAAAGCTCGACACCGGGCAGACGGTTTATTACTTTGTCGGCGGTATAAAAACCGAGGCGGGCAAAGACAGGGTCGTTCCGATCCACCCGAATATTCTCCCGATCATTAAAAAGTGTATCGCAAAAAGAGGGAAAACAGTATTTTGCCGCGAGGACGGCTCCCCGATGAATAAAGACTACTTTCGTGAATCTTGTTTTTATCCCGCAATGGACGCGCTCGGATTTGACCGGACGTATCAGCCGCGGAGCTGCCGCCGAACATTCTCAACTCGAATGTCCGCCGCCGGCGCCAAAGGCGAGAACATCGCGAAGCTGATGGGTCACACATCATACGAGGTCGATGTCAAGTATTACATTAAACAGGAACTAAAAACGCTTTATGATGACGTCACAAAAATGGCATAAAGAAAACGCAGTCAAACGGCTGCGTTTTTTATATTTTCAGATCAAAAACCCGTAACAAATGCGTAACAGTTGATATTAAAACATATCAATACATATCAATCGTAGAAATTTTATAGTATAACATATATCATATTAAAAATAAGAAAAAGCCCAGTATATAAGCCGTTTTGAGCTCAAATACTGGGTTTTCTCTTTGGCTCCCCCAACTGGGCTCGAACCAGTGACATCATGATTAACAGTCAAAATATAAAATGCTATTTTCCGCTTAAAATGTGGACTTATTTCGCTTTTCGTGACAATTTCGTAACAATAGGCAAATTAACTGTAATAATCACATTCCATAATGTCAACTACTCCGCCAACTTTGAAAATGTGTCCTTCCCGGCTATACCGTCGGGAGTCAGGTAATTCGCTATCTGGAACGCCATAACAGCCGCCTCGGTGTTTCCGCCGAAGTCGCCGTCAAAGCTTACCTCGTAACCACGGCAGATAAGGAACGCCTGGAGGATAGACGGGTAACCGCCCCGAGTGCCTTTCTTTAACGGTCTGATCGCGGCTTTTGTCATAGCGCCGAAAACGCCGTCGACCGTGAGCTTAGCGCCAAACTTAGCGTTAAGCACATACTGCAAGCCCTTGATCAGAGCTCGGCGGGTCTGATCGCCATATATGCCGTCGGTCGCAAGGCTGAGGTTATAGGTCTTATTCAGCCACTGCTGTACCGTGCGGATTGTCGCGCCGGTCGTCATTACCGTGGATGTCGGATTGGAACCGTAGACCTCGCTCTTGCTTGTGCCGGTGTAACTGTAAAAATTGTTATGCCCTGCAGAATAGTCGCGCTCGTCGCCGTACCATACCGAATTAACGCGCATATCGAAATGCGTCCAATTCTGTGTGCCGCCACAGTAAACGCCGATACCCTTAACGCCGATATCTTGCAAGTAGCAAGCTATAATGCGGCTCGGTATAGGCTGATTACCGCGGTAGAAACATACATCAACAGCGATCCCCTGCGTATGCGGCCCCGAGCCAGAGCCACCGACAGAGCGATCGCAAGCCGATGTGCGATAACCCGAGCTAATTTCAGCGCGGTTACATCCGAAATGAGCGAATACCTTTTCAAGCGTGACGGGAAGCCCATCGTCTATGTAAACGGTCGACGGATAGTTGCCGCCGTAGTCTGAGGCGGTTACAAACTCCCCCATAGTGAAATGCGTTGAGAGCTGAATGTTTTTATCCCTGGGATAAGAATATGTTTTAATCATAATCAATCATCCTCAAAATGTTTCGCGTGTCTTGTGTCCTCTTCCTCTTTCAGCTCGGGGAGTCCGCCGAGTGAAGTCAACAGCGACAGGATCGCCGCGAGCAACGCGGTCGAGCCTACTGCGAGCCAGTTGACGTCCTCCATAAGAGCAGAGACGCCGATCGTAGCGATCGCGGTCTGAGCGGCGGTTTTTAATGCGCGGATCCCCGCCGCTTTGAGCCAGTTCAAAAAATTCTTTTTCATTGTGATTCCTCCTTGTTATTAAAAACTGTACGATTTAATACTTCGACCTTCTGCTCGACTTTCACAAGCCGCTCAGAGTGGTCTTTTAACTCTGCTTTTACATCTTTTAAATCAGCCTTGATCTCGCGGGTGTCCTCTTTAATGCTCTCGAGCTGAACGATAACCGTTGTCAGTTGCGCGCTGTCCTCTTTATTATCAGCCTTATTCGCTCGCCATATATTGAACACCGCGATAATCAGGCTTATAACAAGTGAAGCAAACGCGATAAAGATTGTGGGTTCAATTGCCATCGGAAACACCTCCTATATCTCCTCGTTGACAGTAACGATCAGGTTTTCACCGCTGCCGATACCGTTCAGGCGAATATATGCAGCAGCAGTATAGCCAAGTGTATATATATATATATCCCCGTCTTTGGTTAGTGTATATTGATCGTTTCGATGAGAACCCACGACACTAAAACTACTATTACATTCAACAAGATAACATTTTTCGCTATGCTCTGAGCCAGTATCGGTAACGTTCCAATCAACGCCCTTGATACGAATAACATCACCCTTAACAGCCGCTATATAACCCGTCGCAACACTGCCCGAATATGCTCTAGGAGAACCCGATGAACTTATACGGTAGCCGTTTGCATAACCGATCCCGTTATAAATCGTACCGTCCGTGTCAATTGATGTCGGTACAACATTTGTATATCCGCCAGATGTGTAATAAACGTCGTCTATTGTATCATAGCCCGCGCCGTAATGGATCCTTGAAAGTGTGTGGTTATCAAGGTCAATAGAAAATATTGCAAACGCGGTATCTTCCGCCGACCGTATGGTCTTGCCGTATGTTGTCGACTCGCGCCAAACGTTGTAATAACGGTTAGTGCTGTCAAAACAGGCGGACGGGCAGCACCAGCGCTTGTAATTTGTGCCGTAGATGGTTCCGCTGAGATAATTGTGCAGATGTCCGTGGATATTGCCGATTATCACGGCGGAGTTTTTGTTTGCGAAGTCAATGGCCGTTGCGCTTATCGTGACCGTCGAGCCGCTCCTGTATGCCTTCAAAATACTTACCGCGTCTGTTTCAGCTGCCGTGTTAGCGTCGTTCCAGTCGAGCGGATGATGAGAAAGTATAAGTATCTGCCACGCTGCCGCGTCGCTCTTTGACGACATATCGAGCGCGTTAGCGAACCATATTTTTTGTGCCGCGCTGATATTATATTCAGACGCAGGCGCGCCCTCGCCGTTATATTCCGTGGTGTTCAGCGCGATAACGCGGAGCTTGAACTCCTCGTTGTCATAATAGCCGTAGCCCTTGACGATATCGCCCATAACCATACCCGCGTTGTAAGCGGTCACAAACGGATATACAAACGACGGATCATAACCCTGATTTACACGAAAGCCGTAATCGTGATTGCCGATTAGTCTTATATTGCGGTCGGAGTCGATATTTGAAGCAAGACGGTTGATTTTAACAACACCGTCGGTATATCCCATTGATTGATCGCCGTAAATATAATCTCCGAGAATTGCAAAGGCGTTAAGATGAATATTTTTGCTTACTCTCGCCAAGCCCTGACACGCGTGACGTGCCGCATAATAGTTATAATACGTATCTGTTGCGGTGTCCTCGGGATAATGGTCTGAATAAATGTGCATATCGGATATCATTCCGATATTAAAAGTCCTGCTGCCCTGATGATTTGCCGCAACACCCGTCACACGGTCTGCCTCATTTTGAACGTATGAAGGCGCAAGCTCGATCAGCGCGTCCGCCTCGGATTTTGTATACGCGTCGGCCAACGCGGGCGGGTGTTCTTCAAAGTATTCCTCAACAGCTTCGGCAACCTGTTCATCTGTCGGATTGCCAATGTTGTCCATGCGCTCTCCTATACTCTCGTACCCTTTGCGCGCAGCGGCGATCTCTCTGACTACCTCGGCGTATGAGCCAAGCGAGTCATCATCAACCTGCCCGTGCTCGGCGATGTCCGGGGAGATCCTCACGAGGATAGGAATCTGAATAGTTAGAATCCTTCCGTTAGGATCAACGACCTTCGGCTGAACCTCAAGGATCCCGCTGCGCAGGTTTTCAACCTTTTCGCTGTCGACGCCGATCACTACCGTTGAGCCGCTGACCGTACACTCTGCCGCCTGATCAATAAGCACGCCTTCGGAGACATATGTAACGGTCGCGGTACAGCCTTCCTCAAGCGTGATCGGTGTACCGCCGGCGTTGAAAGTGACATCAATGTACCTCACGTCCTTATCATTGACGTGGCCGATAAAATCGACTGTGTATTGATTTTTTCTGTTAATGTCAACACTAAGTTGCTTATGGGGTATGTTCATATCTTTCTCCTTCCTTAATCGGCGATGTCGCGCGACACCTTAACATAGATCGGTACCTGAAGCGTAAAGACTCTGTTTTCAGAGTCAGTGATTTGCGGCTGGATCTTTAAGATCCCGCTGCGGGCGTTCTCTACCTTTTCACGGTCAAAACCTATAATGATCGTGTCGTCCTCGATATCACACTCAACATCACGAGCAATCACTATATCGTCAGACACATATGTAACAGTCGCGGTACAGCCTTCTTCAAGTTCGATGATTTCATCGTTTGCAATCAACTGCAAATCGAGATATCGGATGTCGTTATCGTCAACGTGGCCAATCAATTCAACCGTTAAATGGTTGCGGCGGTCAATGTCAACGCTGAGTTGTCTATGTGGTATGTTCATATGATCATCTCCTCTTTTGGGCAAAAAACGCCGGAAGCATCGGTTTAGGATCACCGATCTCAATCATTTTATACCGCTCTGCTAAGCTGTCATATTTAACTTTGGTAATTTGAGCTTTGACCACCGAGCCCGTTCCGAGCACGACGTTGACAGTATCGCAAAGACCGACATTATTGAGTCTGTCAAGCTCCGGGCGGTAGTCAATTTTAATGTTAATGTCCTTATTAGCTATGCCGCTGTACTCGCTGAGTTTTGCCGCTGTAAGGTTATTAAGCTTATCTTGAATCCCGGTCTCTAATGTGCCGTTTATCATTCTAAAGTCGTTACCAAAGCAGTTCCTTAAATCGCTCGTAAAATCGATCTGCTTGATTTTAGGAAAAATCCGTGTTGATCCTGTCGCGACCGGTGTGCTTGTTATCACTTTATATTCTCCGGACGAGGGGCCCGTTCTCTCTGCGTACATAGGTACTTTTGCGTAACCTACAATGTGAGAATAAGAGGCGTCGTTTGTAAGGGTCTGTTCATAGCTTGACATGTTGTGACCGAACATTATCCTATGATTAGAATCTTTTCCGCGTGAGGCGAGAAATTCAATGACGGAATTATCATAATGAAGCTCGCCGCCGAAAACAGAAACAAGACTGTTTTCTTTTCCGCCGACAATCTCTCCGAGCGGCTTTATCGGCGCATCCGTCATATCTATCGAGCCGGTACGTGTTATACTGCTTCTAAAATAGAAATAATTAGAAAAAGCGAGTTTTGGATGGACACGCGACATAATTTCGTACGGTGTTCCGGCATCATCAGCGTAGTTAATGTTATTAGAAATGTAGTTGTTGAAATAGAGATATTTAATGTGTTGAGCATATATCTTTATCTTTTTCCCATCGGAGCCATATGATGATGTCACTTTGTTAATCTCAAAAAGCTGTGGCAAATCCACATTGTTCGGCTTTGCACGAATGATCATTGAGTCGGTTATGACGTTGGCAAGGCGATCCGCGCCGTTGATTATCGCTTCAAGAAAATACTCGCCGTTTTTTTCTTCCGTAACGTCGCATGATATTGTATCGCGAAGAAAACCTAAACCGTTACCTCTTAAATAATTTTCTGGATCTTTACTGTCAGCATTATATAACCTCGGGAGCATTACAACCGCCTCCATCTTGGGATTACTTTAATATCAAAAACAACATCATCAACATGTATGTAATTATCTCTTATTGCCATCGAGATTGTGTTTTCCCCCGGTTGCAGAATTGGAAAATAATCAAAATTGGCATCATAATTTCTATCTACATTGCCACTGAAAACATCGGCTTTTTCAGAATCTATTTCAATGCTTGTAAAGTCTTTGAAACAATCCATATGAAGGGAATACAATTTTCCATTGACAGTTAATTTCGGAAAGCCAGATACGTCTATATTCATATTAATAGATATCTTAATGTATGGCTGACTGTAATACCGCTCAGGGTTGAATACAGTTATAGTTTCATGGTTTCTCAATCCCTCAAACTCAAGCGCGTTTTGCCCTTCGTTTGAATACCAGAACGGCTCGCGGTTGAATTGAATCGATGTGTTGAGAAAGCCGTTGATGTCATTTCGCCGGATTTCTCCTATATTCGTGCATATAGCATTGCAGAAATATCCGGGAACGGTGGAATCCTCAAAGCGTTTATAACAGCCGTCGCCTGTCATAAGCCAGTCAATAAGTCTGCGCTCGTTTTCGTCGGTGTTTTGCAGTCGGTCGAAATCGAGCATATTGATCTCATACGGCGGGATATCCACGTTCTTATAGCGGTAATTGTCGATTATCTGATCGCCGCTGCGGCCGACTACCGAAACAAATTCAAGATCACGCTCGGCAACGCTGTGAACTGGGTGGTTTTTTACAGCGAAACCTAAGTCTCTGAGTGATTGCCCGTTATATATGATATTGTTCATCTATCCCCACTCCATTCCTTTTCTGATAATGATATCCGCGAGCTTTTCGCCCATACGCTCAACATCCGCGTCGGTATCGAGCTTAGCTTGATTGATCGTAACGTTAACGCCGCCGTTGATGCTTTTTGACGTGCTGTTGTTTATGTTATTGATGCGGCTCTGTGTTTTTGCTATGCCGCTGTTCCTGAGCTTCCCGATACTGGCGTAGGTGCTTTTAATGCCGCTGTAATCAAACGCACCGAGGGAAAGAGAACTTTTTGCCGCGCCGCTGAGATTTTGAGCGGCTTTTCTCGCCGCTGCTTGGTTTTGTTCAATGCCGTTCACAAAGCCCATACCAAAGAATTGACCGAGCTTTTCAGCTTCTTTTGACGGTGATTGAATACCCAAAAACTTCTTTATTGAATTGATGGTGTTCGAGGCAATGCTTTTAGACGCATTCCAAATTTTTGAAATTCCTGTTTTATCCAACAATCCATTTATAAAACCTAAAATAAAGTTTTTTCCGGCATCTTCGGCTTTTGATTTTTCTCCGTTTACTCTTATAGAAAATTCTTTAATACCAAGTGAGGCGCTGTCTCCCATTGCGCCATTTAATTCTGGTCGTTTTTCCTCAATCTTCTTTTTTGAGTTATCCATAGTTCTACCCACTATGGATGGCATTTTTTCAAACTCGCTGTTGAAACTATCCACAGCATCTTTCGAGCTCTTTTTAGTTAATCCGAGTTTATCTTGGGCATATTCTGTACTTTCATCCGTAATCTGCTTTATGTAGGTCTCACTTTTATTTGTCTCATCGGCCGTCTCTCTGGCTTTATTTTTTAGATTATCAAGAGAACCCCACTTTGATTTTTCAATCTCCTCAGTTGTAATAAGGTTATTGTAATAAGCCATTAAAACAGCGGAAGCGTTATTATAGTTGCCGTTAAGAACTGCCTGCATTTGAGCATATTCGTCACTTTTCTGCTTTAATTCTGCTGTTGTTGAAACTGTCTCTTTATAAGATTCATTGATAGAATCAACGCCTTCTTTAAGTTTGGTATATTGTTTATACAAATCCTCAGCATAGACATCATCGTGACCATGTAACCTAAGCTGACGCTGCACTTCGTTTGCTGCTGCTTCAGATTGGGTAGGGTTTTTTGACTCTGCGGCCCATTTCATTAATTCCAGCAAATTATCATCAATATCATAATCGCTCAAGAATTTATCAAGTTCATTTTGAGCATTGATGTATTCAATAGCCGCCTCGTTGGTTTTCTGCTTTGATTCAACAAATGATTCTGTATCTTTGATTGATAAATTAGAAAGCGCTTGTGATGCGGCAACCTTTTTGTATTTCTCAATAAGAGAATCGAGATTGTCTTTTATTTCTTTTATATTTCCTTTAATGGTTACTTTTCCGTTATCGTCTACGGAAATATAATCTTTCCAAGCTTTCTCAAACTCAGGATATTTCTGACTGAAATAATCGCCGATCGTTACTAAGTCAGCTTGTTCTTCCGGCGTTAACTTCGCCTTGCCTAATAGTTCATCAAGACGGTTTTTATATTCGTCAACCGTTCCCATTTCTGTACTGAATGAATCAAAAGACTTATCTATATCATCACGCAAACCATTAACTTCATCTTTTAGCTTTTTAACTTTATCAACAGATTCTTGAAGTTTATCAGCTTGTTCAGTAAATCCGAGCTCATCAAAACGGCGTTCTTGAGCTGCGTCTAAAGCGGCGTTCATACCTCCTAAAGCGGCTATTAAAGCTGTGATAGCCAAAACGACCGCGCCGACAGGGTTTGAGTCCATCGCCACGTTTAAGCCTTCTTGTGCGGCGGTAGCCCCAACGAGCTTGGGGATCAGCGAAGAAGCGACCGACGCTATGCTGCTTATACCTTTGGCGATACCTCCGGTGATTTTTACAGCCGGTCCCGCCACGGCTACGATCTCGATAGCTTTGATCAGCATCTGCTTTTGCTCGGGGTTCAGCTTTTTAATCCACTCGGTAATATCCTTAATCCCCTTGACCACATCATCAATCAGCGGTTCGCCCTCTTTTAGGGCGACGTTCGCGAGCTCCGCACCGGCGAGCTTGAGGTTATTTAACCCTTTCTTTGACTTTTCAAGCGGGTCAAGCGTGCCCTCATAGGTGTTTTTAACGGTGTCTTTATAATCACCCATAGAAGAAGAAAGATCATCAAAATTGATACGGCCTTCTTTTATAGCGTTTGCCATCTCAGCCGCGCCTTTTGAACCAAACAGCTTTGTTGCGGCTTGTAAAGCCTCGGTGTCGGTTTTTGCGTTTTTGATGTCGGCAACATTTTCCTGCAAAGCTTCACTAAGGCTTTTGCCTTCTTTTGTCGCGTTTTTTACCGCGGCTTTTAACGCCGCGAGCGCGGTACTGTCGTTTACACCGTTTTTCTCAAACTGAGCCATCAGACCAACGGACTCCTCGAGCGACAAGCCCATTTCCTTAAACGTGGCGTTGTTCGCGAGGACCTTGTCCATTAGAATGTCGGCAGATATCCCCGTCTCTTGTGCTTTGCCCGTGATAAGGCCGAGCAAGCCGGGGATCTGTTCAGCTGACAAGTTCCACGCCTGGACGATCTGAGAGCTTTTCGCTACGCTCTGAGAAACATCGGTATCATTGATTTTCGCAAACTGCAAATAAGTCTCGGTAACGGATTTGAGCTTTTCATCTGTATAGCCGAAACGGGTGTTGATCTCGCCGATCGCGCTGCCGATCTCCTGCATATCGAATGAGTTGTTTGAAAACAAATCATCTGCTATCCCTTTCAGCTTTTCGAGCTTGTCGTTGGTGGCCCCGGTCTTTTTTACTATGGTGTCGTAGCCATTGTCTAAATCCTTGAAGGACGCGACCGAACCGGCTAAGACGGCGGCGCCGGCGGCAGAGGTTTTATTCAAAACCCCGCCCGCTTTGTCGAGCCCGTCACCGATCTTTTCCGCCTTTTTTGAAAAATCGTCCAAATTCTTAGACGCATCATTCGCGAGATCCTTAAACTTGCCCTTGAGGTGGTCAACCTTGTCCTCGGCGTTCTTAAAGTTGACGTTGCCGGAGCGGCGCTGGACTTCGTTGAACTTTTCGCCTGTTTTGCCGAGCTCGTTTTCAAGATATCCGAGCTGACTTTTAGTCTTTTCGACCTCGCGCTGATATGCGCGGTATTCCTCCGCGCCGAGGTCGCCCGACTTCGCCTGACGCTCGACCTGCTCCTGAACTTCGTTGAGCTTATTGAGCTTCTCCCGGGTAGCGTTTACCTTCTCCGCCAAAATCTCCTGCTTTTGAGCGAGCAGAGTCGCGCTGTCGGGATTGAACTTCAACTCTCTATTGACAAGGTTAAGCTCCCTTTGCAGGTCTTTTGACGTCTTATCAACGCTGTCGAGCGATTTTTTTAAGTTTGTAGTATCGCCGCCGATACTGACGGTGATCCCCTTAATAGTCAAAGCCATAAAGAGCCTCCATCTTTTCATAGCGCTTCATAAAGCTTTGATATTTTTCCTCGCTTATCTCTCCGCGCTCATATTTATCCTGAATAATGCTATAATTCTTTTTGAGCATTATATATTTTTTCTCTTCATCGTTGTTGTCGCCGCTCTCCAGTTCGGAGCGGGCGATGCAGTAATCGACTACAAAGCCGATAGACAGTATTTTGAAATCCGCGACAGTCAGTCCGCATTTTGTTGCGTATGCCAAAATTTGAAGTGCTGAAACAGATGCTTGATTCTGGCTGCCGCTGTCGGTTTTTTTGCGGTTTCAATATTCGTGTAATACATCGTGAGGATCTGCGGCGCTATACCGATGACCTCGGCGATGTTCATCTGCGCGATCCATTCGTATAGATCGGGTGTGGTGTTGTCGGCGGTCTTTGCCGCTGCCCAAATAAGCTTTGAAACAAGCGCAAAGGGTACTTTGTCGGGATCCTTGATTGCCGACAGCTCAAAAATATCCTGCAAAAGGCGTCTGCCCTTAAATCTGTCCTCGTAGATTATGAGGGTAGAGGCGTTTACCTCTACCCTTATACTCTTTTTGTTAATTGAAATAATCATGATCAGGTACCCGAGCCTGAGCCGCTGCCGGAGCCTGAGCCGCTGCCGCTCTGTGCGGGAACTGTGATTGTCGGGATTGCAGTCGGGAGCTCATCCGCGAAGATCTCGGCAACAGTGTACTTGTCGCTCATTCTCGGACGCGCACCGATCTTATATGTCGGGAACTCGGGATCAAACTTGTCGTGGTTTGACTTTGCCGTCTTTTCAGGACGCTCCAAAACCTGACAGCTCAGGTATATGTTGATGTCATACTTTTTATCGCCGTCGAAAGTCTCCTCGGCAACAACGAGCGCGAACTTCGGGTATGATGTTGCGCCGCCCTGCTCAACGTGTCCGCCGGTGATTGCGGAACGACCGAGCCACTTTTCTTTGATATCGTCGATGATATCAAGCAGCGTGAGATCAATGTCATAACCGCTGTTGATTTCGCCGCCCTTTACGATGATACCGTCCGCCTCGATTTCAAACGACTCACCTTTCGGCGATGCCTTGACTTCTCTGCCGCCGGCTTCGTCCGACTCAAAATAAGAGATCGCGCTGTCATATGTAACAGCGGAGTCGGATTCATCGGTAATCATAGCGTAACCGACTTTAGCAATCGTTTTATTCATACATTCTTCCTCCTATTTCTTATATGATGTAGTTCTTAAACCTCCGCCGTACCGCTGAGAGGTTTTTAAGAGTTTCTCAATGTCTTTAACATATTCGGCATTGACCTTATCGGCAGCCGGCTTGATGTGCGGCCGCCCTTTAACGGTTTTACCGTTGCGTAGTTTATGACCGTTTTCGAGCAAATGCGTAAGCCGGTACTCCTTCGGAGATCCGACTGTTTTCTCATAAACCGAAAACGTATCTTTTGTGATTTTCACGCGCCAAGATTTTTTATATTTGCCGCGCCGCTTTGTTTTCCGCTTGTCAACGGGGGCGCGTTCCTGGATAAGCTTCTTGAGCTTTTCGGCTTTTTCGTCCGTCAGCTCGCGCACTCCGTGCTGAACATCCGCCGAAAACTGATATAAGATGTTCGACACCGCGGATCCGACAGCGTCAGATTTAATCTTATAGCTCATCTAAAAACCACCTCGAACTCATACACTGTTTCGTAGTAGCTTTCAGATTGAACAAACGCGCGCTCGGTTTTCTCGGCGTTTATGCCCTGGGATCTGAGCCACGCTTCGAAGGTCGCCTCGGTGGTGACGTCGCTTTTGGCGGTGTAAAGCTCTACCGCCATATTTGTGATAACATACGCGGGCTTACCGTCCGCGTCGACCACACTCTCGCTTGAACGAAAATAGCATAGGTAGGGCGTGTTTGTGCTTTTTTTGAATTCCGCCTCTGCCGCTGTAATTCCGCAAGACTCGATCGCGGCCTTAAAGGCAGAATAATCACTATAAATCATCTTCCTTATCCTCCCATAAGCCGCGCTGTGAAAGACTCAGAACGGTTGATTGAGGATTAGAATTTGTGTCCTGCTGCACCTGTTCGATCTTATAGCGGGTTTTCCCGATAACCGCCGCGCTCTCTGTCGTGACGCCTATGCTGCGGTGGATATGGATGACCTTATCCAGCTCGATATCGTCTTGGCGGGCGGCATAGTAGCGGGTTATTCCTATCTTTTCATTACCAAACCTGTGTGCCCTGCCGGTCGCCTTTATGATCTCATCATTATCGTCGGTATCATAAATCGTTACAGTGCCGTCGTTGAATTTTAAGAACTCAGGATTTGTTTTGATCTTCATTGTAAGCCCTCACCTCATATTGAAACCTGAGCGCTAAAAGCTCATCGCTGTGGTTTATATTAAACATCTCCTCCGCGTCGCTGTTGGCGTAGCGGGCGTATGAAAATAGAAGCTCCTGCGGTTTGCCCGCTTTGGTGAAATCTTCATCGGTCAAGTCGGGAGCACGGGAACGGAGGCGTTCTTTGCCGTTTTTTATGATCAGCTTTAGCTTGTCTCTTAATGTTTTGTCCTCGGAAATTTCATCCGCTGTGTAATTAAGCATTATGCCTACATCGTACAGTAACTGCTGTTCAGTTTCAACGCTCATATAAACACCTCCGTTTTCGTCAATTTATTTCGGGCTTAGCCCTCCTGGGCTGCCTCAACAGTACACTCGGGTGTGTAAACCGTACCGGTCGCGGTACCGCTTGCAGTTACCTTACAGCGATAATGCTTCTCGGCATCCGCTGCCTTAACGGTGAGGTTAGCGGTGTTGTAGCCGGTGTAGGAGCTGCCGAGATCGGTGTACTGCGTGCCGGTCTTAGCTCTAACCTGCCACTGGTAGCTCAGTGTGGGAGCTGTGCCGGGCAGGAGGTTGAAATCTGTCTTGATAACAGATACCGTTGCGGTGTCGTCGGCGGCAACGGTGCTCTTGTTGATCGTAGCGCTGAGAAGCGTAGCGTCAGCCTCGATCGTAGCGACGGGCGACTCGATATTGCTTACAGCCACCTTGACCTGAAGCGGCTGGAGGTTGGAAATATCGAGCTTGACAAAGCAGTTGTTGTCTACCGGGCGGCCGGTACCGAGGAGCTTGATCGCGTAAACGCGGTTGTCCTCAAGGAACTGGTACTCGTCGGAATAATCGATGTTGCCGCTCAAGCCTGTTGAAAGGAACAACATATACTTGATCTTTCCGCCATCCATAATTGCGAGATAAGCCTCGCCCTCGTCGCACACCTCAGTCTGGAACACCTCGGTCGGGAACGGGAAAATGTTATTTTTATATGTACCATCGGTCGCGAGAACCGTTGTAGAGGGAACGATCTTTGTGAGATAGTCAACAGGGTTACATATGAGCGCAACCTTGCTGACTACCCTCGGCCTGCCCTTTGCCTCGCCCTCAAGCTTGGGCTTTTCGGCAAGGCGCGCGATAAGCGCCATATAGACAGCAGGATCTAACGAAGTAACCTCAACGGCTTCCTTTTCGGGATAAACGCCTCCAACTACGCCACCGTTAAGGTCTCTGTTGCCACCGATAGGCATATTCTTACCGGTACCCTTGACTGCGCCGTATTCCTCAGCGAGCGCTAAAGCGTCAGCAAGGATCTTGCGAACATACGCGTCAAGATATGCCGCACCGAGCTTGAGCAGATCCTGAGATACAGGAATAAACGCGGTACATTTGTTGGAGCCAAACTCGATCGAAGTGATCTTGCCGGTAAGTTCCTGAGTGATTGCGGATGTGATCTGACCCCACTGCGCGAGCTGCTTTTTATCGATCGCCAAAATCCACTTTGTGGAACCGTAGGTGTTGACGATATCGAGCGCCGCGAGAAGCGGGTGAGCGTTCTCAATGTCCGAGATCACTGTGTCGATGATGGTCTGCGGGATCGTCTTGTCGGCGCCCGTCAAAGCCTGCTTGGGAGTATCCGAGGACGCCGCCTCGATAAAGCCATTGTAAAACTTCTGCTCGGCAGAGGTGAGAGTACGGATGCCGCGAGCCGCGAGGACTGACTTGTCCGCAGTCTGCTTATACTCTCTTGCAGCGTCGGAGAGCTCGTTTACAAGGCTTTCGCTGTAAGCCTGGAACGCCTCGCCGACCTTGTCGAAATCTTTAGCTTCCATAGCCGCCTTGAAGTCTTCGTTGAAAATCTGCAAAGCGGTCTTGTTTGTGTCTAAATTTGTCATTTTCATCTTCCTTTCGATTAATTAAATTTGAACTGTTCCGCGAGCCACTCAAAGCAATCCTGCTCTTTCTGAGCGGGCTGCTGCGGCTGCGGTTCGGGTTTAGGCTCGGGCGGGTCTGCCTGTGCCTGCTTGATGCGCTCGATTACCTTCTTTGCAACCGGATTCTTGTTTTCAAGCGCCTGTTTCACAACTTCCTCGGTTTCTGTTGATTCAACGGGATCGACAACCTCGTCACACAAGCCATATGCCAGCGCTTCATCCGCTGTAAAGAAAGTCTCTTTGTCAAGAAGTTCATTAAGAACCTCACGCGTGAGCTTGTCCTTTGCCTTAATAAGATAGGTATTGCAGCTCGCCTCATTGATTTTATCGAGGTTGTCCGCCGCCTGTCTCAGTTCATTGCTGTTACCATAGGCGTCCATCATAGCATTATGGATCATCATCGTTGTGTTGCTCGGCATAACGATTTTATCGGCAGCCATAGCAATAACCGACGCTACACTATAAGCAAACGCGTCAACGTAGGCGGTGACTTTTGCCTTAGAGCGTTTGAGGATGTTATAAATTGCGTTACCTTCGGAGACATCGCCGCCGCAAGAATTGATATAAACATTGATCTGATCTATATCTCCCGCGTCATCAATAGCCTTTCTGACATAATCGGCTGATGTGGTAGATTCTACAATCGTGCCGTACCACCATTCATACCAGTCGGCGCGGATCTCGCCGTAAAGGTAAATGTCCAGTACCTTATTCTCTTTGATTTGTTTTACTACAAATTGTTTTCTCAGCATTATTCATCACCACCTTTCGCTTGATTACCTTGAGATTGATAATTCTTTGTGATCTGATATTCCTTAGCCCAAGCATCTTTTGACGGCAGCATGTTGCAATACTTTTGAGCCTTATATGGATTCAAAATACTGCTTGCAATAGCCTTATCAAGATTGTTTGCGCACGAAATAGCGTCAATGTGTCGCGCGTATGTGGTGTCAATGAACAGATAGTTGCCCTTCTTGAATTCCGATGCGCCGTATCTTTTGTTTGTGATCTCCTGTCCGAGCATTTGTGCAGTCGGATCGATCGCGCCCGCTATAAAAGCGGATTCGGCATCGGAGAGCTGAGAGGCTTCGCCTGTTATAAGCGCCGGCGGAATATGCAGCGCGTTGCCGACGGCATTGACTGCCTCCGCCTTTAGCTTTGATATATCGTTGATCTCTGAGTTAGTAGTCTTGCCCGCGTCGGTCGACGGCTCGTCATACTTGAAGCCATTGAACAACGGAAGAACCGCGTTTTTTGCACTGAAATATTTTTTGAAGCGGTTTTGTAAAAGGTCATTAAAATGCTTCTCGAAATCTTTATCACCCTGGGCGTTTGAGTTTATTTCCAAAACGCCCTTGTGACCGGTAGCCTTCCGGTACCGCTCCTCTGCCGCTGCCATAAGATTTTGATATGCGGAGCACATATCATTGAGCAGTCCGCGGAGCGCGACGCTGTTGTATTGGAGATATATGACCTCGGATGATCTTAGGCTATAATCGAGCGTATATCCGCGGGCGGTTATGCCGCTGAAAGTATCATCGAAAACCGCGTATTCGGTTTTGCCGAAGCTGTCGGCGATAAGTAGCTGACCGTTTGCGGTCTCAAAAATCAGAGCTTCATTTTTGAAAATCAGGGTTGAAAAGAACTGTATCAAAAACTCCGCTTTTGTTTGGTGCTTGTTCGGCTGATAATTCCACAAATAGTATTCGTCGCCGTAGCATTCTTCGTTATCTCTGACCGTTACAAACTCGCATTTTGACAGCGTGCGCGCGATCAGGTCGATAGCGGTGAATAAAGCGATCTCGTAAAGGTGGAATTGCGAGGTTTCAACACTGCTTTCAAAGTATTCATCAAAGGTTTTAGAGCTGATTTTAACCTCATCCTGCCCTATGAGCTTTGACTTGATAAAATCGATAAATTTCAAATTCTCACCTCGCTTTAGAACGTGTATACGTTCATATAATCAAACTGCGCCGCTGAGATTGCATTTGACTGCAAATACTCTTTTTGCGTGTACGCCGCTGCAAGCGCCATAAATCCGTCGGTCTTACGGCTGCGCGGCTCGATTTTGTCATATGTGAAATTATTATTTTTCACACTGACTACCTTTGCGTTATTCGTATACCAGCGCATAAGCGGATTGTTACCCCAGATTATTCGCTGGTTATCAAAATCGGATGATATAATCGGATGGACCTTCATTATGTCGGACGGTCGAACAAGCCACAGGTTGTTATTACCGTCTTTTTTATTTGGGTCAAACCCGATAGATTCAAGCGGCTTTTTCAGCAGAGTAAAGCGGTAGTTATCAAGTCCGCCGCGTATAATTTGATAATGCTGTTTTTGCTCGGCGAGCCACTCAACAGGAAGCTCCGGCGGTATCTCTACGCCGCTGACAATAGTTAAAAATCCCTTTTCCGCTGCCGCTTTAAGCGGAAATCTTATTCGGGATAAATCACGGCAGTTTTCGCAAACCCAAGAATGTGTTTTCCAATAAACCATCCCGTCTTTGACAAACAACAATCCAACCGCCAAAAAGTCATTGACCTTTGTGTAGTCAAGACCGAACACGCAACGCTCGCCTTCGAGGTCGATGACCGGGCGATTTGTCGCCAAGATATTCTCCCATTTTGTAACGGGAACCTCGGCGGTACCGAACGGGCGGTTTTGACGCTTGGTCATAAATGAAGCGTTGCCGAAATTGTCGCGGAGAAATTCTTGATATTCCTTGCGCATTTCCCGAAGAAGCTCGGGAAAATACTGCAAACTCGGATTTGCCTTGTACCAATTCGCTTCATCGTTGACCTCTTCATCAGCGTCGAGCTGACAGAAAAAGAACAATGTACCGTTATCGGGGATATCGCCCTTCAAAATGCTTTTTCCGTCTGATACGAGATTATCAAGCGGACCGTCGCGGACGTCGCCCATCGTGGTGGTGATAGTTTCGCGCGGCATAGGCTTTTTACCAAATCCCGTTTTGAAAACATTGATCAGATCGTAATTTTCATATGCGTGGTATTCGTCAAAATCCACCTTGCCCGGGCGGCCGCCGTCGGCGCTCTTAGCGTTCGATGTGCGGTATCTGATTACCGAGCCTGTCTTGAGGTTTTTGATCTCGGTGCGGTTCCAGTAGAAATGCTTTTGCATTTTCTTCCGATGCCGCTCGAGCAGATTGTATATATCAACAAATGAGGTCTTCGCCTGCTTTTCTGATGTCGCGCAAATGTCAATATCAAATTCTCGGACTCCATTGATCGGAGTCACCAGCGCAAAGTCCTCAAACGCCAAATATCCGTTTTTTCCGCTGCCGCGGCCGACAACGATAACCAAAGTCGGAAACCGCAACACACCGGGCGTAATATAAGTACAGTTATGAAGAACAAAACAGAATTTTTCCCATTCAAACAGCTTGTATGTAAAGTACTTTTGCAGTTCAAAATACTTATCCGCCTGTTCTTCATCAACGTAAACGCTCTCATTCTCAAAGACCTTTTGAACAAACTCGATCAGCAGCGGTTGCCACTTGCACACGCGGTATTTGCCGCTGTTGACAAGGTCAATGTAGTCTTGAATGTAGTGACACAAGCTCAAAGCTCATCATCTTCTGTGTCGTCCTCGATCTCTTTAGGGTTGAGGCCGAGCTGTTGGAGGATCGCGAGGCACTGTTTGTTATAAAGGACGGCTTGTTTGACGGATGGATTCTCTTTGACGTAGTTCTTGCCGGTCGCCGATACCGCGGGATATTCCAAGCCCTTCTCGGCGATGTTCTTGTGCATCTCGATTTCCAGGTCGCGATAGAACATATAGCGGTCAATGAGATCCACAAAAATCAAAACATCGGCGCCTTTAGCCTTGAGCTGGTTGATCAGATCCTCGCGGACTTTTCTCTTGGATTTTGGCTTTATCGCAATTCTGATTTTCTTCTCTTTTTTCGGCTTTGACTCAGGTTTTGATCCTGCCATTCTGCCTCTCTCCTTCCCCTAAAATTCCTCGCGTGCGCGAGCTTTCCAAACTGTCTAC